GCAACGTATGACTACTTAGAGAATGATGAGCCACTTGAGCGTAAGTACACAGACATACCTGAGACATACCGTAAGAAGGAGTCAGGCAATAGGACGCTATGCAGAGAGTGTAGCTTTTGTTCATTTAAGAAAGCTTGTTGGCCTGAGTACCAAGAGTTGCCATCAAGAACCTATCAAGGCAAACTAACCGCACCTATGGTGCATTACACTAAGTTAAAAACAGAAGATGCCTAAACCTACAAGGCTACACCTTAAAGCAAAGTACAGGAGCGGTCTTGAAAAACAGACTGCTCTTGCTTTGTCTGAGAGCCAGAAAAAGGTTAGATACGAGTTACTAAAAATAGAGTGGGAGGACTTACGTTACCGTACTTACACGCCTGACTTTCAGTTAGACAACGGTATCTTTATTGAGACCAAGGGTATCTTTGATAGCGAGGACAGGCGCAAGCATGTAGAAGTAAGAAGGCAGCACCCTGAGTTAGACATACGCTTTGTATTTAGTAACGCTAGAGGCAAGCTATACAAGGGTGCTAAGAGTAGATACTGTGATTGGTGTGACAAGAATGACTTTCTTTATTCCCACAGGCTAATTCCAAAAGAATGGTTGACAGAGCGGGGAAGGTGTGTTACACAGACTAAGATACCTCTTAAGACAAAAAGGAAGACTTAATGCCATACACACTAGAAGACGATGAGATTGCAGTACTAATCAAGCCTATGGGTGATGGACGTATTGGTACTTGCATTTGCAAGAGTGACGATCATGAAATGACTGACAGTGCCTTAGCAGACGCTATGGGTGTAGGTCTAGCCATGATTGGTTTGTTTGAGTTGATGAATGATGATGATACAGGTGTCTATGAAGAAGTTAAGCTTGCCTTGGAAGACAAAGTAGATCGTTTGCTAGAGGGTGGTGATGAAGATGACGAAGATGCACCAGAGCCTATGTACACAGCAGAAGGTAATGTACTAACGCTCAATGTATTTACTAGAACTAAAGGTAGCTGCTAATGGCTAAATGGAGAGAGACAACAATGCCCTTTGAAGTAGACATGGTAGACAAGCCACCCCACTATAATACCGCAGACATTGAGTGTATTGATGCCATGAGAGCTATGTCAGAGGGTGCAGATACAACACCACATGAAGCATACTGTTGGCAGAACTCATTCAAATACCTGTGGCGTTGGCCTTACAAGAATGGAGTAGAAGACTTGAAGAAAGCACGTTGGTACTTAGATAGACTTATTGCGGAGGTAGAAGATGCAAGTTGAGAGGTTTAGTGTTACCTTTGTGCTACAGATTGATAAGTCAAACAATATCCTATCTTCACACCCTACATACTACGAAGAGGACATTAAAGACTTGCTAACTAGAGTAATCTATGATATAGATGATGTAGAAGTAACCAATATAAACGTGAGGAATCAAGGATGATTACGCAACAAGATATCGTAGACTTTTCTGAGTACAATCAAGAAGACCTTACAGCAAAGTACCAACAAGATTCACCTCTTAATATGGTACGCCAGTTTGCAGAGGCAATGGATCACCCGCTTGACGAACAGTATGGCTACAGTAGAAAGCTAGAAGGCTTTCGGTGGTTGTTACTCAAAGAAGAGTACAGTGAAGTGCGTGATGCAGACGGGTCAGCAGAGATACTTAAAGAACTGGCTGACTTGGTGTATGTAACGTATGGCTATGCAGCTACCTATGGGTGGGACTTGGATGAGGCTGTACGCAGAGTACACGCATCTAATATGTCTAAGCTAGACTCAGCAGGTAAACCTCTCAAGCGTCCTGATGGTAAAGTATTGAAGGGGGCTAACTACTGGAAGCCCGACCTTACTGATCTTGTCTGATATCAAGGATAGAATGGAGCAGCTAATGCAGCCCATAGACCGCCAGATAATGATGTGTGATAGTAGAGAAGAGACCCTAATGTTAGCGTGTGTTATGTTGCATAGTGCAAAAACTATAATGGAAGCACACGTAGGAAAAAGTGGACGTAGAGCAATCTTTACGTTAGATTTAGATAGGAAAGAAGATGAATAATTACTTACCAACAGACTATCAAACCTTTATTGCAACCAGCCGCTATGCACGTTGGATGGAAGAAGAAGGACGCCGTGAAACTTGGGGTGAGACTGTAGAGCGTTACATTCAGAACATTGTTAAGCCGTGGCTCAAGCCAGTAGACCTTCAAGAAATACGTGACGCTATCCTTAGCCTTGAGGTAATGCCTTCTATGAGGTCACTAATGACTGCAGGTTTAGCGGCAAAGCGTGACAACACCTGTATGTATAATTGCTCCTACCTACCCGTAGATGACCCTAAGTCCTTCGATGAGGCTATGTTCATCCTTCTTTGTGGTACTGGTGTTGGCTTTAGTGTTGAGCGGCAGTTCGTCAGTAAGCTCCCTGATATTCCTACTCTCTTCCAGAGTGATACTACTGTTGTTATTAAGGATAGCAAAGAAGGTTGGGCGAAAGGTCTCAGGCAAGTGCTGGCACTCCTATGGGCTGGTGAGATTCCTAAGTGGGATGTAAGTAGAGTACGCCCTGCTGGTGCAAGGCTTAAGACGTTTGGTGGTCGTGCTAGTGGCCCTGCTCCTTTAGTTGATCTGTTTATGTTTGCAATTAACACATTCAAAGGCGCAGCAGGACGTAAGCTGTCTAGCATTGAGTGCCATGATCTTATGTGTAAGATTGGTGAGGTTGTGGTAGTAGGTGGTGTTCGTCGTAGTGCTATGATTAGTTTGTCAAACTTATCTGATGACCGTATGCGACACGCTAAGTCAGGTAACTGGTGGGAGAACGCAGCCCATCGTGCATTAGCTAACAACTCAGTTTCCTATTCAGAGAAGCCTGATAGCATTGCATTCATGCGTGAGTGGACAGCCCTTATGGAAAGTGGGAGTGGAGAGCGTGGTATATTTAATAGAGAGGCTTCGGTTAAACAAGCAGCAAAGAATGGAAGACGCGAGACTTGCTATGAGTTTGGAACAAACCCCTGTTCGGAAATCATTTTACGCCCGAATCAGTTCTGCAATCTTACGGAAGTTGTTATTCGTGCCACGGACAGTATGGAAGACCTTTCAAGAAAAGTCCGCATTGCAACTGTACTTGGAACCATTCAGTCAACCTACACCAACTTTCCGTACTTGCGTAAAGTGTGGACTAACAATACAGCCGCAGAGCGATTGCTCGGTGTGTCTCTCACGGGGATAATGGACAACCCCTTAATGACTTTGGCTAATGAAGGCTTAAGCGAAACATTGGAGCATCTTAAAAATGTGGCTGTTACTACTAACGCTGAGTGGGCTGACACTCTTTCTATCCCTATTAGCACTGCTATTACTTGCGTCAAGCCCAGTGGAACAGTTTCCCAACTGGTTGATTCGGCTTCTGGAATACATGCTCGTCATTCTCCCTATTATGTCCGTACTGTTCGCGGTGACAATAAAGACCCACTAACATCTTTTATGCGGGATCAAGGCATCCCTAATGAGGCTGATGTGATGAAGCCAGATGCTACTACAGTGTTTAGCTTCCCTATGCAATCGCCATTAGGTGCTGTGCATACTGCTGACATGTCTGCACTAGAGCAGCTAGAGATGTGGTTAATGTATCAACGTCATTGGTGTGAGCATAAGCCTAGCGTAACGATTAACGTCAAGGCTGACGAATGGTTTGAGGTAGGAGCTTTTGTGTACAAGCACTTTGATGAAATGTCTGGTGTGTCGTTCCTGCCTTTCAATGAGCATACATATCAACAGGCTCCTTATCAGGAGTGTACTAAAGAGCAGTATTATGAGATGCTTGATATGTCACCACCTAAAGTAGATTGGGCTTTGTTTGACAATTATGAAGTAGAAGATAATACCTCTGGTATGCAAACAATGGCCTGTAGTGGTGATGTGTGTGAGATGGTAGACATTACTTAACTTAATCACCTTGGCATGTGGATAAACTGCCCCGCAAAGGAGAACTATAATGATATGGATTTATGTAGTAGCAATAACGCTTACTAACCCAGTAAATATAAAGAGTTCCTTTTCAATACACGCCCCTAACATGGCGTTTAAAACAGAAGAGGCGTGTCAATCATGGCGAGAGTTTGATATGCTACGTCTGTATAGGGCAAGACCTGATGATAATGCCAAGGCAGTAAGCCAGTGCTTCTCATTACCTTTTAATATAGACACAGAAAGCTAAGGTATAAAAACCTTGACAAGCTTATTGCTTTACTTTAAAGTGTGACTATAAAGACACACACATAGGGAGGCAGTAC